TATTTTTGGTGTTCTAAAATAAACTAGTCCGGTTGATCCAAAGTCTATCTTAGCTGTTACCGTATCTTCCGTAGTTACCTCTCCTCCACCGTAGCCTGGTTCATTTCCCCAATGTCTCACTCCTGCGTATATTGCTGCTATCTGGTTTGATGGTATATCAACTTGAAACTTTCTCACAGATTCACTGTATCCCTCTCTTGGATACATTCCCATACGACGGGTAGCGCCTGGGCGTCCTATGTCTGTATTTGGAGTGCCATCAATAAAGTTATCAATACGTGCTTCATATTGTGTAACTGGTGCTGGCCACAAATGTGCCAATCTTCCTGGACCCACTTCACCAGTATACTCACTTAATTCATTGGCCAATTCCACTGTTAAGTATGGAAACACTTTTCTTTTCCACCCTTCTCCACCAAAAGCTTGAACTTCTATCCTAATAACGTGTTCTCCGGAAAAGTTTGTGTATGCTGGTTCTTGGTCTGTACCTTTTCCTACTGCTACAGATCCGTCTGATGCGTAGGTTAGTGTGTCGTATATTAAAGTGTTTGTAGTTATGTCTGTTATTCTGATTCGTCCATTTATATCATCATCATCGTGACTATCCCGCATACTGTCTCTAAATCCCCACCATCCTGCGTTATCAAACTTTCTATAAAAGCTAATGTATACGATGCCTTGTATATCTAATATTGTCGACAAGCCGGTGATGTTACTCGCTGCGTCTTCAAAGGTAATTTGTGATGTGTATACGTCTATTGGATTTGGTCTTACTTCTATCTCTTTTGGTACTACCTCAATCAAACCCCTTTTAAAACCACTTATGTCTTGTGTTGTAGGTATAATAGGCTCTAATATAAGTCCTAGGCCAGTAGCCATTGCGTGTGATAGGTTTCCTGGTCTTATCTGCTCCCCTAGTGGTCGATCTTTGTATTGCGAGCCTTGGTTTTGTTGAAAAACGGATAGTACTGATTTTCTATACTCCTTAAAGAGTAGTTTTATATAAGGCTTTCTCCAAATTTCTAAATCAAAAAGATCGTTGGATATTATATCAGGTGCAATTTCGTTCATTCTAGTTGTCGAAATGTCAAACCGTATAGTAACTCTAATTTTATTTGTTCTTGTGTTGAGTTTGCTAATTACAAAGTCTTTGTACTCTGCATACTGCCCATAGGCGTAATGCTCTTGCTTGTTAGGGTATATTTTGTTGTATAGGTTTAACACTCGAGCTTGTTCCCCTTCTATAGGCTTTAATACTACTACATCATTATCAGCTGTTTTAACTGACGGTATTGGCGGTTGTATTGGGTCTGTTTGAGTTTGTTTGTACAACGATGAGAGCGCATCTACTATCTGTATATTATCGACAAGTTTTTCTTCTCCATTCTCGTAAATAGTGCTTTGTAATGGTGTCTCTCCTTCGTACTCTTGTACAATTACCGTTACGACCTCTTCTAAAAAAGCAGGTCCTGCTAGAACAAAGTTCTCATATGAAATTCTAGGTGCGTTTGAATAGTAAAATTCCTCCTTACTTCGTTCGTCTGGGCCTAGTATGTCAATTGTTGGAATAAAGCGTGTAATAGCGTTTCCAAGTATGCAACCAAAGTATGCTCTAACCCCCCTTGATCCATAAGCTTTACCACTAATATAATCAGTAATTTCACTAAGGTCTACGTCTTGGTATATTGCTGCTTGATTTGTTCCACCATTTGCAATATACTGTATTGGTCCTCTTGTAAAGTACGCAGCGTTTCTCTTGAGTAAGTCTGCAGGAGCAAAGCCAGTTATACCATTCGCTCTAACGTTAAATGGGTGTGGGTATATTTCGCCTGGTGCGTGTCCAAATACTGATGCATTTGGTTGCTTTGCCTTAGCTTCTTGCTCTTTTGTAAGCATTGGTTTTGCTGTAACATCCCCAATAAGGGCTGTCCAGTTATTAACCGTATCTAAAGCAAATCCATTTTGGATTGCATTTCTACGATTAAATGGTGCAAATGGATCATCTGATCGGATTGGATCGAGAACTTCAATTGTTATATCTTCTGATGTTACTTGTCCTATATCGTTAGTTACTGTGCAGGTGTATGTTCCTTGCATTCTTTTTGTGACATTTACAAACTCAAGTACATTATCTAAAGGACGTCTCTTATCTACTCTCTCATCTAAAAAGGACGGTTCTACGTCAAATACCAAATTACCATCAACCAGCCATTCGTATCTGAGGTCTCCTGAGGCAGGTTTTATAATGGGTATGCCATTTTCTACATTAAGTACGTTTGGCTGCTGTGCTGATACTGCTAGCTTAAACGATGATCCTACAACCACCCTAATAGTTCCAGTACTATCGTAATATAAATTATTCTGCCCAGGTTCAAAGCTTTGATCACTTACAATCTGTGGCTCTGAGCTTTCGTAAACGTTTTTTGTGAAAATTGGAACGTCGTTTAGTTCGTATGGGAATAGATTATATACAGTTTGGTTTTCATTTGTAGTTGAAAACTCAGTCTGTGGTACAGATGCTGATACATAAGCACCTTCTGCATCATTTAAGTCCGCTATTAGGTACTTTCCGTTTAGGGTTCTGGCCATTATCGTACTACTTTAAAGATCCAATTTTTATCGTAGACATACTCCTCTGCAGAGGACGTCTTTGACTTAATTAGCAATCTGTAGTATCTTTCTGGAGCTAATCCGTTAAAGTTTAGAATAAAGTAACTACCGTTGCCATCAGCACTAATTTTTGTATTAGTTTCATCGAATGGAATTACTACATCACTTGTGTGTGCATCTCTTACGCTATAGAAACTTGAGCTAGGTAGACGATATGCATCGTAGTAATAGCTCATTGTTGCAAATGTGCGATCCGGGTATTTTGGTCTTGCTGATATATTAATTCTTGCTTTAGAATCTTCGACGTATTGAGGCTGTATGTTGCTTAAGTTTACTGCAACCTCCTCATTGTAGTCAACTAAAGTTGATGAAGTAAGGTAGATAGAGTCATCGTATCTCATTTCCAGTCTAGGTCCATATACCGTATGAGTATCCTTACTAAAGAATCTCAGGCTATTAAAGACGTCTGAGCTTCTTTCATCGATGTCACTCTTTTTAATAACAAAACCCTCATTAACTCTTGTACCAGCAATCCACTGTCTTACTGCAGCAGTTACATCCATCAATACATCTGTTGCTTGGTAATCAAAGCTTTGTGAGTGTACTGATGCTGTGAACCAAGCACCTCCTCCAGGATTTGTTGCCCAGCTTCCAGTCGTTCCGTTTGCAAAAGAGGCTGTTAGCCATGCTGATGCTGTGTTGGCGCTCGTTAGTCTGTAGTTCCACGATGTTCCGTCGCTGCTGGTAACAGCTATCGTATACCTTCCAGTGCCCATATTCCAACTTTGTGATATTGGATGAGCAAAGAGCGTGTAACTTGTTGGAATCTCACTTGGCTCTGTGGCTGTTAATCTTAGATAGTAACTTGCTGTTTGGGTTAATAAAGTAGAATCAAAATTATTTGTGAAGTTTGTTAGATCAAACTTAACAGCAATTCTTGAATTATAATATACATTAGTTGATCCCGATGTTGTTGCTACTTTATTAATTTCCAACACAGCATCTAGGCCAGTATTAAGTGATGGATACTGTTCGTATAAGGTTGCGTCTTTTACACTAAAAATACTGTATATCATATTAGAAAGATGTTATTCTGCCTTCGATGTCTCTGTCTGGGAATTTTACTTCAAAGATGGCTGGGTCTAGGCTTGGGTATGTTATTCCATTTTTAGTTGCTCCTGCAATATCGTAGAGCACGTCACTATATCCGTCAGCTACGCTATTTAGGTTTTGAATTGCTAAATTAGAAACTGTCTGCACTCCTTTTACTCCCAACAATGCCATCATAATTTCACTATGTATAATGGGTTGGTTGATTTGCCATCTGTCAATATTAAAGTGTTCTTTTAATCTTTGTATACAGCGAGCTAAGACTTCATTGCTATTGAAGTTAGGGCTTGGAAGTATGTCAAATTTAACTCCAATATTGATAACATAGGCATCTCTAATGTTGATGCTATCGGTAAGCATTCTATAGTGATCTAAGTAGTTTGCTAAGTTGGTTTTTACTGCTCTGTTTACTATAGAACACTGCTTACTGTCGTTATATCCCAACACAAACAAATTCAATGCCAATGGATTTGCTACCGTATCATTAACCTCCGATGTACCTATATTGTTTTGCTCGTCAGGTGCTATAAAGGCCTTGGCTACTGAGCCGAATGTGCTTGGCATTGAGTAGCAGCGCATGATATAATCTTCTCTAGTAACAGCTCTATTTTGTGAAGAAAACTGTGCTAATGCATTTTGTCTTATCTCCTCTATTGTTTCTTCATTCCTACCTCCAGCAGCTGCAGTTGTGTTGTTTACAATAACACTCTGTATTACTGTATTGTTTAGCGTTGGCGTACTTGTTGGTAATGTTGAGTTTGTAGTGTTTATTGAGGTGATCTCCGTAATTGTGTTTGATGGTACGTTGGAAGCTACACCTCCTCCTGTGTAGTAGCTAACCGTTAGTGTTGTGTTTGATGGAGCTATTCCATATGTGGACGTTAATAGTGGATTGCTTGGATCTAGAGATGCGTCTGTGTCTGCTTTACCGGTTGCAGTAGCTATTGCAATCTGCTCTGGTGTTGCCAACAACTCTTCGTCTGGTGTGTTTGATACTCCAGAACCAAATTGTATTTCTAATCCACCCTCTACTACACGAGTTATAAACCTTCTTGGTACTTTTTTTAATCTAAGAAGGTATGGAGTCTCGTTACTATAAACTGCTGCGTCTGGATCATTGTACGCTGTATTCTCCACTTGCTCAAATATAGTATCTTGCGCTAAGTATGGAACTTCATACCAAGTATTTCCATCTGAGTCTACTATACTATCTAATCCTATGATTGGATTTGTTGTAGTGGTTGGTAGGAATATTTTTGTAAATCTTTCGCGAGAGGTTATTGTATAAGTTTGCGTTTGCAAAGCAGCACTGATTGCCTTAACTGTTTTTTTAGCCAAATAGTATATCGGATTGCCAGTAGTGTTATCTATGCTATAGACCGAGTACTCTGTAGGATTGAACGTATTATTAATTCGGAAATCAATAGCGTCTTGTACAGTAAAGGTAATGCCTGTTCCTGTTGATCTTGTTTCTAGACCTGGTTCAATTTTTAAACCATATCTTATGTCTGGTGTACTACCATTTCCAGAACCACTTGCAGGTATTAGTTGATATACATCTAAATCTACTTGTGCAGGTACAGATAACTTAGGTTTGTAGCCAAGTGCTGATGCTATACTTAGTAGGTTTCTACGCTCTTGAGCGTGCAGCAACATAGACTCCTTAAAATTAGCGTCTGTGTAATATCCTAATACGTCACCCACATAAGCTGCTAGGTCAATAAACAATGATCCTGGTGATGCTTCGTTAAAGTCTGTATAGGAATCCGGATAGTAGGCTCTAGCAAACTCAATTAAACCTTGTTTAATAGAATCGAAATCTCTTCCGTAGTATTTTATATCTTGATTAGCCATTTACTTCCAATAATATTGATCTTGTGTCGAATCCTAACTCATCTAAGCTTATATCCAACTTAACAAAAAGCGTATTTGTTTCTGCGTCTGGTGTGAGCTCTAACTTTTGTATAAATATGTAAGGCAAAAATGTTTGGAAGCTATTTCTTATTCTTAGACTTAAAGCTTGTAGAGTTTCTTGCGTAAGGTTTTCGAAAATAGTCTTCTTTAAACCGCATCCAAACTCCGGAAGCATTACTCTTTCGCCAGGCTCAGTTAGTAAGAGGTTTTTAGCATTGGCCTCTGCTTGATCTATTGTAAAGTAATTTTGCTTAAAAGTCGCTCCTCTCTCTCCCGCCAACGGAAGATCCAAACCCAAAGCTACATTCTTTTCTAGGTCTACTGGATTGACTTGTATAATATACGCCATTATGGTCTAAAGTTTGGATTACTTAATTCTTCTGATCTCTTTAGGACAGATGAATAATCCTTAACAAACATATCTGTTGCTGATGCTCCTATTGTTGGAAAGTCTGGGTTTGCTTGCTCCACTGACTCTTCTCCAAAACCAGCCATTGTTTGTGCTGTTTCGTTTAGCAAATCGCCTAGAGGTCCTCCTACCGTGGTAAATGGCTCGTCAAGAGTTACTAGCGGTGTAGTTCTTTTGTTTACTTGCAAAGCTTGGTTTGGTTTAGGCATAGACTGCTTACCTTCATTAAGCTTTTTAATCTCAGTACGCACTGCGATTTGAACCTCCTCACGGATAAGCTCA